CAGTAACTCTCCGTTATGTTAGACTAACTCAGTAACACTTACACAAGGCTAATTCCATGTCAGTTCTTTACAGTCAAGCGACCAAGAGTAAGTATAGAATAACACTAGAATTAGAGACACTAAGTGACTTTAATCCACACGATATTTCATGGGAGAAAGTATTTGAATTACAGGACAATGAGAAGGTAGAAAGTGTTATCGAAGACATGAGTAATCCTGTCAGTTGGTAGACACATAGCAGCTACAATATCCTCGCAGTTATTATTACAAACTGTGTGGGTGCTATTTGACAGTTTATGCACGAATATGCTATAATTGTTATATGCGTATTGGCAGTATTATGCGTTGTTCGTTGATGCCGTGCCGTGGGGCGTTGCGTTTATAAAAATCGATAAGTCCCTAACCTACAGAGGTGACAATTCGAGATGTATATATAAAAATCGCCAAAATTTTTCTCAGGTAAAAAACCCCTTCAGTACCTTTTTAATATGAGACATGATCTATTCTCTACACCTGTGTGGCATATAGAAGGAGCACCTCAACAATTAGTAGAAGAGTTATATCAAGGAGTAAACCAACTTAAAGAAATACATCCATCTAACCGCAAGACAAATCTAGGAGGCTATCAGAGTCCTCCTTTTGAATGGAAAGACTTTCACCCCAAAGGAATAGAATATATCGAAAGAGTAGTAGGTAATTTAATAGGAACAGAGATTCGTACAGTACAATCATATAAGAGCTTTAAAGTACCACAATGGTGGTGTAATATTAATGGGAAGGGAGACTGGAACTTACCTCATACACATCAATTTGTTGACTATGCCTTAGTATTCTACTTAACTGATAGTGATAAATTACTGAATTTTATGAACCCACATCCACAGTCACCAGGTAATTTACATTATAATAGTATAGATGCAAAGAAAGGAGATATACTAATATTTCCTGCTGACTTATTGCATTTTGTTCTACCAAATGAAAGAGATACTAATAGAGTTTGTATATCAATGAACTTGCAATTATGTTGATATTGATATATAATAGGTGAAGGACAACGACGATTTATGTACGACGAAACTACCTATCACATCTATGCACAAGATAGATGTCTTTATGCAAATCTCCCTGAAGAAGAGTTTGAATGTACATGGGAGATGTTAAAGGTAATGGTTGGTTTACTCAAGACAGATTATACAGAAGAAGATCTATCATATATTAAACTTGCAGCAAAGTGTGGAGTAGGTGGACCAGGTAGGGTTATCCCTAAGCCAATGTGGGAAGAAGATTCATATTGACAGATATATAAATGGATGTTATAATGAAAGTGAAATTTCAATCAATGCTATGGCAAAAGGATTTACAGTAAAAACTGTTCCACCAAAACCCAAGAAGAAAGCTGAAGACTGGGATATAGATGCAATCAAGGCTAGATGGAAAGGAAAAAAGATTGTATTCTGTTTACCAGGTAGAGGATGTTCATATATCTTTTTAAAGAACTTTGTACAAATGTGTTTCGACATGGTACAAAATGGAATGAGTATTCAGATCTCACAAGACTACTCATCAATGGTTAACTTTGCACGTTGTAAAGTATTAGGTGCGAATGTTCTTCGTGGTCCTAATCAGAAGCCTTGGGATGGTAAACTAGAGTATGATTACCAACTTTGGATTGACTCGGATATTGTCTTTAACACTGACAAGTTCTGGCAGTTATGTGATCTTGCTTTACCTGCTGAAGATTCAGATAGGAAAGAAGCAGAGATCTGTGGAGGATGGTATGCAACAGAAGATGGTAGCACAACCTCTGTCGCACACTGGCTAGAAGAAGATGACTTCCGCAAGAACGGTGGAGTCATGAATCATGAGACTGTAGAGTCTATTGGAAAGCGTCAGAAACCTTTCACCGTAGACTACACAGGTTTCGGTTGGGTCATGATTAAGAATGGTGTCTTCGAGAACCTTGAATATCCTTGGTTTGCTCCGAAGATGCAACAGTTTGAGTCTGGAGCAGTTCAGGACATGTGTGGAGAGGACGTTAGTTTCTGTTTAGATGCTATCGACAAGGGTTATGACATCTGGTGCGATCCTCGGATACGTGTTGGCCACGAAAAAACTCGTGTTATCTAACCGTCGTGTCTCGTTCTACTATGGAGTCTAACTAAAATGGCAATGAGAAGTCCAACTGGGGTCGAAATGATCGAAACTCGACCCAAAAAAACTCGTCAAGGGGGTGGAAAACATACTAAGTATGCCGCCTCCTCTCGTAATAAAGCAAAAAAACGCTCAAGAGGACAGGGAAGGTAAAAATAGTTGCTAAATAAAGATATATTTGCTTAATAATAGTGCCTGTCCAACGCATAAGTAGGTCATTTAAAGACATTAGTATGTCTTTTAAGGTTAATCCCTTAAATGATGACCTTATTGCGATTAAAAATCAGACTGCTATAGCTCGCTCTCTTCGTAATTTGGTGCTTACTGCACCAGGAGAGCGATTTTTTAATGAGAATTTAGGTTCAAACGTCAATAACCTCTTATTTGAGAATATGGATGACGTTACTGCATCATCTATTAAGGATGAAATACAAAATACTATAAACAATTACGAACCAAGAGTTAAATTATTAAAAACTCAAGTCTCACCAAACTTTGAAACCCTTGAATTTGATGTTGTTATAAAATATGAAATCATTGGAGTAGAGGCACAACCCCAACAATTATCATTTGCCCTAGAGCCAGCACGATAATGCCACTAGTTAATTTTGCCAATCTGGATTTTGACCAGATAAAAACAACAATAAAAGATTATCTTAGATCTAATTCCAATTTCACTGACTATGACTTTGAGGGATCTAACTTATCTACGATTGTTGATGTTCTGGCATACAATACTTACATCACCTCTTACAATGCCAACATGGTATCGAATGAGGTTTTTATTGATAGTGCAACATTAAGAGAGAATGTTGTCTCATTAGCACGTAATATTGGATATACTCCTACTTCTAAAAAGGCATCTAAAGCAAATATATCCTTTTTTGTAGATACAACTAATTATTCATCTACTCCTCAAACGGTTACTTTGAATAAAGGTCTAGTTTGCACTACAAATGCCTTTAATAATGAGTCTTTTACCTTTGCTGTACTGGATGATATCACTGTTTCAGTAAATCAGAACCTAGCCACCTTTGAAAATATTGAAATTACAGAAGGAATTTATATTACTACTAACTTTACAGTCAATTCTTTTGATCCAAATCAAAGATTTATACTTCCTAACTCCAATATCGATACTGAAAGCATTAGAGTAACGGTTAAACCTTCTAAATTATCAAATACAAGTCGTAAATATAGAAAATCTGAAAGTTTATTTGAGATAGATGGAGAATCTCCTGTTTATTTTATACAAGAAATTGAAAATGAACGATATGAATTGATTTTTGGTGATGGTGTTTTTGGTAAAAAGTTAGAATCACCCAGTTTTATTGAAGTTTCATACTTAATAACCAATGGAGAATCTGCAAATGGCATAGGATCCTTTACATTTTCAGGAAAATTAACATCAAGTAGAGATGGTGTCAATCTTACTGCAGGAATTTCATTAATTTCGACTAATAATATTGCTGCAGGTGGTAAAAATATAGAAACCATCGAATCTATTAAGAAATATTCGACTAGAATTTACTCATCACAGAATAGAGCAGTGACCTCAGCTGATTATGAGGCAATTTTACCAACAATATACCCTGAAGCTGACTCTGTTTCTGCTTTTGGTGGAGAAGAATTGACTCCTCCTCAATTTGGAAAGGTTTTCGTAAGTGTAAAACCAACAAATGGTGCATATTTGTCTGGCCAAATCAAAGAAAATATAAAAAGTCAAATTAAGAAGTATTCTGTATCAGGAATTGTTGTTGATATCATTGATTTAAAGTATTTGTACATCGAACCTAACATTACAGCTTACTATAATGCAAATTTAGCAAAATCTGCTAATTCAATTACTACAATTGTAAGTGAAAATGTAGAAACTTACTCAAAATCTGCTGAAATTAATAAATTTGGAGCAAGATTTAAGTATAGTAAGTTTTTGAACTTGATTGATGGCAGTAGTGAAGGTATAACATCCAATATTACGACTATCACTATTAGAAGGGATCTGAGAGTAGCGTTAAATAGTTTTGCGGAATACGAAATTTGTTACGGTAACAGATTTTTTGTAAAAGAGGGTGGTTATAATATTAAGTCTTCAGGATTTAATATTGCTGGTATTAGTGCAACTGTATATCTTACTGATATGCCTGATGATAATCATGAAAAAGGAACTATCGACATATTTGCGTTAGATTCTCCAACTCAACCTAGAATCGTCAAAAAATCTGTGG